TAGGTTCACTTTTAACTAACTAACCTTTCTTCTCACAAGGAACATTTTCTGCATTAGTTACAGCTGTGTAAATAGATTTTATCATTTAAAAACTTCTATTTAATAAATTCATGATTATCTAATTTAACAGGTAAATCAATAAAACAAATTAAGTTTAATAATTCTTCATAGTCAGGTTTATATCCTTTTTTTAACTATAATAAGAATTCTTCATACTACTTAATTGCCTCTCTCTTTAGAGCATCCACAGCCAAATGATTTATGAGGTTCATGTGAATCGCATAATCCTCCACATTTTTTGAACATAGATAAGATACGTTCTGCTTCCATGAACTATTTAAAACCTATTAAATAATCTATAACATTTAAAGTCATCCAAATAAAATCTCTAGCAAAAATATCATCCGAGTTTTTAGTTGAACTACATTGATTGAGTAAATTATCGAATAAACGTTTACAATAATTAATATAACATTGTTGTAAATGTCCAGTGTAGAACACATCAACCTTACATTTCTTTATTGTTGTTCCTTCAATATTTCTTTCAAGAACTTCTTTGATAGAAACTTCTTCAATTTCTCCATCAACTACTTTAAATATTTTTTCATCGTCTACAAAGTATATTGATTCATAATATTCTTTATATTTATCAGAAGCATTTTCATACCACTCTTTAGTTGGTAAAACAAAATGATTAACTACATAGTAACCATCTTCTTTAATCTTAAAAGTTGCTGAATCAAGATCTTCTGTGTGTTTATTTAAGAGCACATCTATTAATACCGCCTTATCCATGCTGAGTTTTAAGACAGAATTAATAGTTGCACTCTGAGAATATTTATATGAATCGTAGGAAGTTACAACTTCAAGATCTTCATCAAAATATTGATTGTATTCTTTTGAATAGTCTTCAATTGTAATTTCTCCATTTAGGTTGGTATGTACATCAATGTTAAATTCCATTACATTAACCGTTTAACAGTATCATTATATGGATTTCCATCGTGAATCTAAGCGATTTCAATTTGAGTACGCTTCTATTCGATATCGACCATTTGTTCTTTGTAAGTTTTATCAGTATTAGCTTTAAGCATTTCAACTTTATATTCAAGCTGCATTTTCTGTTGCTCTAACTGCATCTTCTGTTGATCCATTTGTTCGAGTTTTTTCTGAGCTTGCTCAAGCTGCTTTTGTAATTGCTAAGCCTACTGCATTGTTTCTTCCAACTTTTGATTAAGTTGTTTGATCTAGTCATTTTCTTCCTTCTGGAATTTCATTGCTTTCTTAACTTTGTATTTGAGGTCGGTCAAACTTTTACTAGTTAACACTTCAATCAAAATATCTGCGGGAAGTAACTGACTCTTAATTAATTCTGGAACTATCTATTTAATTGTTTGAATATCCTACATTACTTCAGTACTAGATGTAATCTAAATATCGTAGTCAGTAACAGTAAAATGTTCAGGTAATGCTGTAAATATTTTTTGATATTTACCCATTACAATAGTTCCAGTTAATCCATTTTTGTAAACTATTTTAGCCTAATTAATACAGTCAAGTAATAATTCACAAACTACTAAATCCATATGTTGATATAGATGTTTAGTAATAATAAATGAATTATTAACTCCTTGCTAAATATTAGTAACTGCATCTCTCTGCTGAATACCATTTAATCGTTCACGGAATACACCACTGATAGATGATACTGTATTCTCCAAACTTTGGATTGCAACTTCAATAGCTTGAATAGCCTATGCTTTTAAAGTATCATCAAAACCGTTAAAGATAGTATTCATTGGAGCATTACCGTTATCATTTCTACCTTCTTGAGTTGTATCAATTAATTGTAAACCAGCCTTCTTATAAGCAATCCATTTCTGAATTCTCTCTGGCCATTTAACTCCAAGATTAGCTGGAATTAATGAAACATCAATAATAGAACCTGATGTACCACTATTTCCAATTAAATTATTTTTATAATAGATTAATAAATCATATTCATCTTGTAAATGCATACATTTAAGCATTAACGAATACGGTCTTGAAGTACGATTTAAAAAGTAAACACCGTTTACTGAAATAGTACAATCGTTAGGATTATCATGTGTACGAATTACATTCTAATCAATTCCTCGTAAGATATAAAACTCTTCTCCAATTCTTACAGTAGTATAGCGTTGTAGTACAAAATCATCATCAGCTTGAATCCACTCTACTTCATAAACTGGAACAAGCTATCTTCTGAAATTTAAATCGGAAGGGTGTCCAGGAAGCGGATCGTCTTCATCATAAGATTCATCAACTGCTACACAGCTATCTCCGTAAACTCTTCTGTATCGAGAACTAGCTATATCTTCATCCCATCTATCTTTAAACTATTTAATATCCTCACGTTTCATTTCTTTACCATATCTAGCTAAAATATCATCTTTATCTAGCCAGCGTCTGATAACACATTTTCTAGAATTTTTAACGTAAGGGGAATTAGGATTAGTTTCAATAAATGTATTTCTCGGATCAAGAACTTCCAAGCATACATTTGTATTTGAAGAAGATGGATGTGCCTAGAAGAAACTATATCCTGTAATTAAAATATCACGTAATAATGTAGTAACTTTAGTTACAACATCCATGTCTCTTGACTACAAGAAATATTCAATAATATTCTAAGCGGCAATTTCATATTGAGATGTAAATGATTCATCTACATCCTAAATAATCTAGTCAAGTTGTCTTTTAATAGATTTATCAGTAATATCTTTTCCATCAATAAATGACAATAAAGAATTACTTAAATGGTCTTTTAAAAATTTAACAATTTCACCAGTTATTTTTAATTGTTTTTCTCTATTGATATTAGAGATTGTATCGTGATCTTTGCAATATACTTTCGGAATAATAGGAACATTTAAGTATTCTCCAACTAAAGCGTCAAAGTGTTTCTTTAACAAAGGAGTAAATGTTACTGATGTTGGACTACCAATTCCGTAATTTTCTTCTAGATATTTGAACTATTCTGGATCTCGCTTTCCGTCATAATAGTTATATGCCTTCTACAAGTCATATTTCTCTACTACAAGATCCGAAATAATTTCATCAGTTTTGTCTATCATTTCCTAATTAGTCATAACAATAATTCTACTACGGTGGAAGTTTAGTAGCTCTCGTAAAAGCAACTCTGTTTAATCCTCTCGTTCTTATTTCCTTTTTAATAAATTCAACAAATTCATCGTCTGGCAAATCAGCCATGATACTTATCGGACTTTCAGAGTGATCTAAGTTAATGTCAACTTTATAACCAACTGGATCTAGATTAGTAATTCGAATACCTCCGATGAATTCAACGTGGTAAACCTGTTTCATATAATCTAGGATCACTTGTTTCAATTCTGAATGGGTCATCGTAATTAGTATAATTAAATAACTGTTGTGGATTTTTCCTTGGAATTACACCAAACCGTTTATATCCATTTTCGTCTATATAATAACCAAAGTCTTCGAATTCTGCAACTTCTTTTTCAACTATTATTGGTTGTCTTCCTGATAATTCCTAATCGGCTAATTCCATCATACCAAAAGCTGCAACAATATCAAATTTGCCTTTGTTCTCGTCATTATATCCAATTAATTGCTCAATGACTTCTTCAAACCATATTGTGTGACAATAGTCTTCGACAAAATCCGCGGTTAAATCGGTATGCTATTCAATAATTGTTTTAGTTGCAGGAGTTCCATATTGTTTACTTGTACCATGTTTAATATCAGTTAAAGTAGCTCTAGGTCTTTTCATGAAGAAACTAAGACCGTTATTCTCTCTTGCCCATGTTACAAATCCTACACGTGTAGCTTCTATATTAATTTTACAATTATAATATCTAGCTAAACACATTGCAATTTTATAAGCATCTCGAATATTATTTGGTCTATCTTTATATACACAGACTATCTATGGTTCATTTAATCCAAATGCACGTCTTTTAATAATCATACAGAAATCAGAAGGATCTCGTGTTTCTTTTGAAGTTTGACTAGCTCCAATATCAATTCCGTCAATACCTGCAACGTAAAGATTATTCATTTCTTTATAAACAGGCATTTCGAATTTTTCGCCATTCTCTTCAGCACGCTATTTTTCTTTCTGTAATTTTTCTTTGTATAAATCAGACCAAACGGGATGTTCAAGTATCTGGACTTTACCGTTCGAGTTGGGAATCCACTTAAATCCATCAATATTTTCAATACTATGTTTGTTATTTTTATAAAAATAATCTATATAGCCTTTTTCAGGTCTAGGTCCTTGTTTCTAGACTTTAATTAAAGAAAGCTGTTCAGCTAATTTAATTTTATTAAATTTATTTACACCTTCCAATGTAAAAGCTTCTTCTGCGTTCCAACAACGCTCAGCACATTTCTTTAAATATTCTTCTGGAATAGCTAATAGATTATTACGTTCTTCTTGTAATACTTTTTTATACTCTTCTGTATTACATACTCCTCTATGATCCATAAATTCTGGATTCAAAGATTGTAAATAATACGGAATGAAGAAACCACTTTCGATAGTTCCTCCATCATTAGTATAATTGTGTCTAAAGGGTAATATTTTAAATGCTCTAGGATTATAATATATCTTTTTTAATCCTTCCAAAGGTGATCCGAAGTCTCCTCCTGTACCACCAAATAACATTGTACCTCTTGGCATACCCTAGACTTCACACAACTCTTGTCCTTGTACAACAGCTGTAGTTAATTGAGGCCAGGAACCAGCCTCATCAAAGATTAACAAATCAACACGGTCACCACGAATGTTAGATGCCTTAGATCCGTTAATTCCAATAGTTTCAGATTGAAATCCTGTATCTTCAAACGCACCATTAATTTTAACTTGTCTTCCTGATTTTTTTCTTAAATCCTAGTCAATAAGTTTAAGTTTAAAAAATCCTCCATCAGTGTGAGTATTTAAAAAGGTTAGTGCATGATTAAATTTGTTAAATGTAGTATTTAAGAATTTATCATTATAACAAGTTATCATTGTTCTACTCTTACGTATAACAGAATAAAGTCTAGCTGCTAAAGATGCATTTATTTCTGAAAATCCGATTGAACGAGCTTTCATTAAAGCAGCATGTTTATGTAATACTCTTGCTAATTGTAAGTAGTGAAAGAACGTATAATGAGATGCGAAGAAAATTGGGAAATCATCTTTAGTACCTTCGCCTGATGCTTTATTACTATCAACTAAAGGTAACTAATAATAATTTAAGAAAAAATAGTTATCGCCCGTAATAGTATAACCGTGCGACGTCATACCATATTTACATTTTTCATATTCCTATTTCCAGAAATCGCGATAACGTTTACTATCTCTAGGATAAGGACAATAGTGACCAGTCTTTTTGAAAGCTTCTCTAGCTTCCGTAAACCAATTTGGATCGAAGTCTAATCCTTTAGTCTCGTTAATAGGCTTATAACCTGTAATTTCATATGAAAGGTTTGCATCAAAAAAGTCAACTTTCTCATCTTTTTTAATATCCCATTCATTAGTTCTCATAGACTAAACAATCTTTCTAGCTTCTTCAATATCCTATTGTTCTTCTTTGTTCTCGATTTCTTTAATAATGTCATTAATCATAAGTCTCCAGGATCAAAACCATCAACAGCTCCACCTCTAACGGTAGACTGTTCAGTTAATTCTTTTTTAACCTGATCTTCAAGAGTTACTAACTCTTCGTGTACTTTATGTAAGGTAGACATTTCTTTCATAACTTTCTCAGCTTGAAAGATAGGTTTACCATTTGCATCCCTTTCATTTAAATCTACAATAGTATCGAAATAATCAATAAACTAATCAGCCGCTTTCTTTGCAGCTTCTAATAATTTAATTGATTTATTCGAATCTTGTAACGCTCTGTATTTTCTACAAGCTTCTCTAAATATGGGATCGTTATATTCAGATTCAGAGAGACCTGAATCTATTAAAGATTCCGAATGTCTCTCTCCTTCTGAATATTGTGAATAAGGACTCTTCCAATCAATAGCTAAATACATATAAGTTAACTCTTTCATAGCTCTATCCTTACTCTTAGTTTTATCACGTTTAATTAGATCGTGAAATTCTTTTATTAATAACAATTCTGGTTCATTGATTTCGAGTTCTTTAGTTATATTATTAAAACTAAATACGTTCATATTATTTCTTTTTAGTTACATATTTTGAACGATCAGGAATCCATCTGTTATTTTTAATATTTCCTTTATCGCTCATATCAAGTACCTCTTGATCGTTATATTTATTTGCTCTTAATGAATCACGAGTTGCTGGATCTGGTGTGTTTTTCATATCCTTACGATATTCTTCTCTCCATTTTTTAATTTGGTCTTCTTCAGGATCAACTTTCTTAGAATCAACTTTTTTCTGTTTGCCGCCATCTTCATGTTTCTAAGCGCAAGTTTTACAAAGTCTACCGCCTTTTTTAAACCAAACTAATTCGGTACCATTAGGACATTTATTTTTTAAACTTTTAATATACTGTAATTTAGCACCAAGTTTAGCCATTTGACCTTGACCTAATATCTGTTTAATAATCTAAGCAGCCTGATAAATTAAAGCTTCTTTTTCATTTTGAGGCTATTGAATGTTACTCGCTTGCTGTAAAATACCCTATACCTATTGCTGAGCTTCTTGATTTCCTTGTTGTGCAGCCGCTACTAATTTTTTAACTTGAGTTTCTAAATTGTTACCTTGTTGCATTTTTATACCTTAATTAAATCTTTAGTACAGAACACTGCTTCTTGTAATAAACCAGATTCTGTAAACCATCTACATCTTATTCCTTTTAAACTCGGATTATCTTTAAATAATGTAGTTTCTTTTCTAAGAACATACATAATAGGAGATTGTGTAAGCTATTTAACCTTCACACAATCTCCTGGTTTAAAATAAATTTTCTCTTCTTCCATTACAAATTCTTTTTACGCTCTGTGAGTCCAGTGTTAACTACAGCAAGAATTCTATTTTCATTAACTACAGTTAAACCTAATTTGAAAAAAGGTACCATCGTTTCATTATAAATAGTATAGAAAACAACATCTCCAGGTTTAATGAATTCACATTTAAAACCAGTTTCAACTACTTCTCCAACTTTAAAAACCATCTGATCATCTTCAATATCACCAGTTTCTTGGTTTTTATGTTGTAATTGAAATCCTCCGAGATCTGTAATAATACCACTATCAGTCTTAGTAATTTTCTGGAAAGGATTATTATCATAAGGTTTAATTAATACGTATGTTCCCATAGGTAAAATTTCTAAACCGTTCATATCCTTACTCATTTCATTAAGCTTATCATAATGCTGATTAAACTTATCAGTATATTCTTCAACAGTAGTATTAAATTTTTCTTGTTTTTCTCTATGAAGTGTTTTCTCTGCTTCTTCACCATTCATTACAAAGTGTTTACCACTTCCTTCCATTCCATTAACTAAATACGCAATTTTTTCTTGACTGTTTAATTGTCCCATAATTCATTAACACATTTTTCATTTTCAATTCTAACTTTATTATCTAATATACATCCACATTGTCCACAAATATCTCCAAACTTACTATGACGTTTATCGACACATTTGTTACAAATAGCTAATCTATATTTTGCTAATCGGTTATTACGATTAGTTATACGATAATATATACTTTTTAATATAACTAAAGGTTTAGTTAATATTGCTTTAATTATTTTCTTTACCATTTCTTTGCAGGACAATGATTAGTTTTGTTTTTAATCTTATTTTCCAATATACATCCGCATCCTTTAATATATCCTTCTTTTGGAGTTGTACTAACATCGTTATTTTCTGGATTTAAATATAAATGAGAATTACAAACTCCATCTTCTTGATCACAAATCGGGCATACTAAACAAATATTATATCTTCTTTCAATTTCTTCCATAATCAATATTCTATTCTTTGACGTTTCTTTTTATTCTCTTCTAATTTCTTTTCTTTCTTATAAAATGCTAACATTCTAGTAACTTCATCTTTTAAATAAGGAAGATGATATACTGTCATATTATCATTGTGGTCGAAGTGAATCATTACTAAATCTTCAATAGTATATTCAGGATTTAATTTTTGAATCATCCAAGCATAGGTTGATAACTGCAAACAGTAATGCCAATAATTAACATCATCTAAATTGTTTAAAGGATATTTCATTTTAACTGATGATCTAGATTTTGAATCATAAAAACTTTTCATTTCAATTTTCTTGTTTGTTTTATAATCGGCAATAACGAATGTATTTCCTTTTTTAACAAGTAAATCAATTTGTCCAGCAATACAAAGTTCACCATCATCTGATACTCTTGAAATCAAATATTCTGGATAAACTCCGTTATCTAAATCTAATTCAGTTTTATTTTCAACACATTCAAAAGTTCCTCCGATTCCGTATTTCTTTAATTCTATACCTTTGCGTTTTTTATAAAGAGAGTGTTCTAACTCTGCATGAATTTTAGTACCTCTTTCACAAGATCTTTTATTCTCTGCATCCCAATCGTCTAAAATTTGTTGTTGTTCTTTATTAAACGCATCTTCAGAAATATCATATAATGATAATATTTCTTTATCAAATTTTTTAGAACTAAGTAACGACTTCTTTTCAATAGTCCACGAATCTTTAGGAATTAATTTCTCTAATGCTTTATATGCACTCCAAAAGTTTTTGTCAAAAGGTTGACCAAACTTTTCAATTAACGTAGTAACAGAAATAAATTTTCTCTCCGGCTTTGATACGTCAAAATATACGTGTGCATCCTCTTCAAAAGCAATGTTTCCATTTTGCTTTGTAATTTTAACTTTATCCATAAATCATTAATACATTTAACATATACATTTATCTAATTTTATTTCTTCTTTTTCAATTGTATCAATAATATAGTAGAAGAACAAGTTTAATAATAATCATTATACCATTAAAATGAAAAATGAATAATTTACAATTTATTGGATGTTAGATTTTTAAAGAAGGATCAAATATTCATATTAAAAAGAAGAA